GAACATCAGACTCACAAGTTGAGATGATGCGTTTTGATGGATCGACTAGCAACGTCGGAATAGGTTGCACGCCAAGCGCAAAATTAGACATTCAACTAGAGGCAGGGGCGTGGAGTGTAGGGTCTGCATTTTCAAATCAAGCTGTTAGAATTTCGGGCGGTTCGGGTGGTTTAGGGTTAGCTTATGATGACACAACAGGCGCAACGATTGCGGCAATACATCACGGCAATGCTTACAAAGTTATAAACTTTGATGGCGCCTCTTATAAATTTAATATTAATAGCTCTGAAAAAATGAGCCTCGACTCCACAGGTTTAGGCATTGGAGGGTCGGCAAGCGAACAGTTAACAAACTATTCTGCATCTGGCAATGTAACCACATTGACACAAGTTGGTGGTTCTGGTAATGCAGATTTACAACTCAAAAATAATTCTGGAGACAGAACAATAAGAGCAACGGCTGATAAGTTATGGTTTATTGACAACACCGACACAAGGACGGACATGGTGATTGACGGAAGCGGCAACCTTGGAATAGGCACGACATCGCCAAGTATGCTTATAGATTGTCAAAGGTCTGGAAATGGAAATGTCGCACAATTTGGAGATGGCACTAGGGCGCATAGATTTTATGTAGACAGTGCTAACGCAATTCTTGCCATTGATGGATCTGTCCCATATCAAATATGGACAGGAGGCGCAGAAAGAATGCGCATCGACACAAGCGGCAACGTTGGAATTGGCACGACATCGCCAAGCTCTTATAAATTACAGTTAGGTAGTGCAGGTGACAAAATTGGAGTAGACCTCTCAAGTGGAGGAGTTACAAGATCAGGGGAAATTGAATTTTATAATTCAAGTGATGGCTCATTAAACATTAAAACTAATAATGCTTCAACTGGTGGAATAAATTTTCACACGCAAGGCACACAAAGATTGACAGTTGCACGAGACGGTAACGTTGGAATTTCAACGACATCGCCAACAAAAGCAATTGACGCAAGGGGCGAGGGTAGAGTCTGGAATGGCGCAAACGGTTGCGAGCTTTCTTATTCAACAGGAAACACAAGCGCAATTTACGCATCAGCAAACACATCTGGAAACATTGAGTTTAGAACAGACATAGGCGCAACCGCCAAAATGTTTATAGCTAATGGAGGCAACGTAGGAATTGGCACGACAGCGCCACAAAAGGCTTTAGAAATTTCAGAAGCAGCATTAAGCGGAGGCGCTATTATGCGCTTAACATCAACAGGAGAAACAAGCGCCGGAGACGTTATTGGTGAAATAGAATTTTATAATGGTGACACCACTGACTACACTCCGGGCGTCATGTCATCTATTAAGGCGATTGCAGGACCATCAGGTGGAGAGGGTCATTTACAATTTTTGACTAGTATGCCTTCAGAGGGTGCAGATGCGTCAACTGTTGCCTTGCATTTGCATTCTAATGCTAGTGTTGGAATAGCCACAAGCACACCAAGCGCAAACGCTGACTTAACTCTTGGCAATGGCGAGCTTTGCATGGCTGAAACAACAACGCCAACAGCCGACGCAAACTTTGGTAAAATATACTGTAAATCAGACAACAAACTTTATTTCCAAGATGGGGCAGGAACAGAACACGAGATTGCTTTTGTTTAACAATTTATGAAAGACCAACCAAACACAACACTAACAAACGAGCAGTTTAATTTATTAGCTGCGTTAATTGACACAGGAATAAAAGCCGCAGGGCTGCAAGCGGTAAGCAATGACTTGCCCGGAGCCGTGCAAGCATTTGCTCAATTAAAACCAGAACAACCAGAGCCAGAAAAGACAGAAGAATGAAATTTGAATACACCTTAACCGAAGACGAACTGGCAGGGGTTACCAAATCACTGGAGGCGCACAACAATGCAAAGCCTCAAGAGGTTGACAACCCTGACCACGTACCAAGTCAAGGCAGCCCAACAATGCCAGACCCAGAAAACGAAGGCGAGGAAATTGCAAACCCTGACTTTGTTGAGGCAGTCGGTGAGCCAAAAATACCAAACCCTGACTTGATCGCTGACGAAGATGCTTATTTAAATTTTGTATTTTCTGAGTGCTTTAAGTCATACAGAAAACAGTTTGAACTCGATGCCTAGAGCAACATTTTTGCAACGTCCGGGCAAGCGTGAAGGCTCAAGGATATCAATGAAAAACATGATA